AACCAGCGATCCTCGGAATCGAAAGCGAGTACGCGCTCCTGACCGAGAACAGCCTCGATATCGCCCTCGAAGGTGCGCTCAACGAGAACAACGCGGTCATCGTCTACCACTCATTGGCCCGCTCTTGGCTTGGATATTGGGACAACTGGATTGTTAACGACTTCATCCCAACCTCATTCTCAACATTTGGACCCGTCCTCATGTTTGCCGGCGATATCGTCTCGGTATCAGCGGGAGCGGGCCAGGTCTGGTCATTCAACGATTACCTCCCGAACAGCCGGTTGTCGCCGGTCTCAAGCTCCGCATACACCGATGGCGGTGCGAATTACGAATCCACGGTTATCACCAAGGCTTACAACCTCAACGAACCCATTCCCGACAAGATCGGGTACAGCGTTCAGTTCGCCTTCGATAACCCGTACACCACCGCCACCACGACCGCCGAAGTGTCGTTGGCCAAGGATATGTCGGACACATTCGTGACGCTCGATTCCGCGCTGGCGATCACCTCAAGCCAGAAGTTCCTGAAGGCTTACAACCTGATCAGCCAAGGTCGCTGGAATACTTTGCAATTCAAGGTAACCGCAGACGCTGGTCGCTTGTCTTTGCAATCCACCATTCTCTCCGGATTTGTTGATTCGGTCAGACCCCAACAATGAACGCATTCCCGAGAGTACGAATGATACAAACGCTTGAGCAAGAGTCTCAAGCTCTTCAAGCTGCACGGGCAAACAACGACTCGATCATTCACCCAACCCATGTGGTTGAAAGAGATGGCGAGATCATTGGTGCGTCATCTTTTGGAAGGGTGCCCGTCCTGCTTCTTTGGAATCACACCGAAAAAGTGTCGGCCAGAGACAGTATGCACCTTAAACGTGTATATGACTCTATTATGGAGACAAAAGGGTTTCCTAAGTATTTCATAGCTTGCAATGAGAATAGTCCATACAACTCATATATGAAGAAGTTTGGATATAATCCCATTTGGAAAACCGAGATTTTTGAAGGAGGAGTATGAATATAGATTTTAATACATCAAGGGTTCTGGCTCACAGCGTAATGCTGTTTGCCAAAGATGACTGGGCTAAAGATTACTCCTGCATTCCTTGGGGTCAGCCGCAAATGTGCGGCCCAAGTTACAAACCGCCGGACCTTGCTGCCTCTACTGCCGAAGCGATAAAAGCTCAGGCCGAGCAATATCCTTTCATTCGTGCATTAGAACAAGCCGCTAGATCTGGCACTGAAATTAAATACGGTCCAGAAGGTGCCAAAAGAACATACGATTTTACAGGCATTGGTGATGTTGATATCACCAAGCAAACAGCTCTTGCTTTATCAAAACTTGCAGATCCTTTAGCTAAAGAACAACTTGATGTTGCAAGGCTGTATGGAACGCAGTTTGCCCAACAACGTCGAAACGAGCTGGAGGCTCTTGATCCTCGGAAGTTCGATCTCTACGAGCAATTCCTCAGCGATGTTAAGGGTGATGCCGCCGCTCCGGATACGCGGATAGATTCTCCCACCTACGAGAGGGTTGGGATGCCCGGTGCCCAACAGGATACCGGGGCTTCTCAGTTGATCCGTAGCGAGCTTGAACGTCAGATCCAACAGGGTCTTTCTCAGGTTGGTACTCTGGATCCAAGCATGGAGCGACGAGTCCAACAGGCTGCTCGCGCTCGCGGTAGTTCCATTGGCAATGTTCTTGGCAATCCTTCGGCTCTTCGTGAGTCGCTCGCAATTCAAGATGCTCTTGGTAACGCCAATTCTCAACGCTGGAACGCTGCAATGGGCTTGCTTCAGAGCGGTCAAAGCACGAGCGATACTGCCAATCGAAACGCACAGGAAGCCTTCCAGAACATCCTCGCGGCCACCGGCCAGCGGAACACCGCGGCGCAACAGAGCTTTGCAGGCCAGATGGCTTCGCAGCAGCAGATGCTGTCCGGTCGCCAGCAGAACATTGCCAACGTCCAGTCCGCCCTAGGACTCCAACCGGTCTCATCCCAAGCCGCCCAACTAGGTGGTCTTCAGCAGGGTGCCTCTCCGTTTATGACTCCTCAGTTAATTCAGGGTGCCCAGCTATCTAGCCCTGGAGACCTGATGAAGATGGGTAGTAACTTTGCGCTCACAAACGCTCAGAACCAATACACATCCGATCAAGCGAACTCCTTCATGAATCAGTTCAAGGGGTATGCTGGTGCGATTGGTAACCTTGGATCATCCTACGCGGGCTTCGGGCTTGGCGGATGCTTTGTCGCTCGTGAGTGTATCCCCGATCAGTGGGAGGCGTTCTACTTCTGGAAGGAACTCGTTGGACCGAAGTGGTTCAAGAGCTTCTACGACAGCAACGCCGAGAAGTTTGCGAAGTGGCTCAAGAACAAGCCTAAGGTCAAGAAGCTTGTGGCCAACTGGATGATGGCTCGAATCAACAGCATAATCCCCAAAAACTGATATATGGCTGACGCAATCGATAATCTGGCTCAAGACCTGAATCAGGCCAATGCCGTAGATGAGTTCCCGGGATATCCCGGATACAAGATGGGAGATTTAGTCCCCAATATGGCAGGAGTCAGGGTTGGTGATTTGTTTTACGGTTTAGATCCGTATGGACAAGAAGCTCCATACAACTGGAGGACGGGAGGCTTTGAGTTTCAGGCTGCTCCTTCAGACGTAGGTTTTGGAAACATCGATTACAACATCCGAGATCAACCCACTGAGCGAATCAACATTGGGAATACGGATGAGCAGGATGCGCTTATAAGAACAGGAATCGGAACCCCGCTGGATCCGAAGACTGAGGATAGATATGGTTTTACAGGTCTCGTTCCACCCGGTGATCTTGGTGGCACAATCGGAGTGGTTGACGTAAACCCCTCTGACTTTGCAGGCCAAATACCTTCGGTTCCTCAAGGCGTTGTAACTCGTGGAGAACCGGTTTCAATACCGGGAAGAACGATTCCGGATTATATACCTATCGGGCAAATGGAGAATGGAGATGTTCTCTATGCTGACAGAAACAATATTAGGGATACAATTATACGCCCAAGTGCGTATTCAGTATCTCAAGAAGATTTGGATAAAGGAGTTGTACCTCAGAAGTTTAATTTTGGAGTCAACACCGCACCTTCAACTTCTCAAGTAACACCAACACCAGTTGAATCATATCAATCTGTTGGAGCGGATGAACCTACAACTACTAGCGTAGGTGGGTTTGATAACACTGGTGGAGATGTAACGGCTGGTCTTGGTGGTGTTAAAGACATAACTCCTGACTGGAAAGAAGATGTTAAACCAAAACCTGGTGATGAGTTTAAGGATTCACCTTGGAGAATAGCTACTGGCAATACAGATATCAAAAGACCAATAGTAACTCCTGAAGGTGTAACCGAAGGAACTGTTATTCCAGGAACTGGTGGAATAAAAGTTGGAGATGTTTATCCTGATAATGAAGGTAATATTTGGGATTGGGAAAATGGTAAGTGGATACCTTTTGTAAAAACCCCTCCAATAAACGTAACTACTCCTGTTGTAACCACCCCTCCCGGTGGTGGAACCACAACCACTCCTCCTGGCGGTGGCACGACCACAACTCCTCCCGGTGGCGGAGTTCGACCCGGCACCGGCACCGGCACCGGCACCGGCACTGGTACCTACACTGGAACCCCCCTTCCTCCTAGGGAGCCAGTCACTCCTCTCGTAAGGCGCGAAACCGTCATCCCCACCAAGGGCACCAAGGAGGTTCCTCTACCCGATCGTCAGGCCGATCCTTTCGCCAAGCTCTACGCTGACTTGCTGGCCAACTCCCAACAACAACAGGACCAGTACCGATACATCAACTACGATCCCGATCAGATCATGAATGCCGCCATGAGCGGGTTCAGGAGACGGGGTGCGATGCGGTCGTTGCAGGGTTAAAAACTATATCTTATGGCTACCAGAGAAGAAACGGAGGACATCAGGGCTATGCTTGAGCGGCAGGCCAATCAGCGCATCAACCCTTTCATGAAGGGGCTCTCCATGCTTACCGGTGGTATTGCCGGCGAGTTCACCGGGACCAACGAGGATATCCGCAATCGGAACTATGCGAAGCGGGCGTTGATGGAAGAAAACTTGAAGTCTTTGAATGAAGAAAGGTTGGGCAGTCGAATGGAAGCTGAACGGCAGCAGAGGCTTCAGGACGAGATTAAATTAATCGCTGCCCGCGATAAAGCTGCTTCAGAAACTCGGGCAAAAGAAGCCGGTGAAAAGCGCGAAACTCTACGTCCATCATTGGTTGGCCAACTTAAGGCTCGTCCTGAGTACCAGCTTGGCGGATCAATGGCCATGCCTATACCGGCCTTGGAGCCGATTGAATCTCTTGAGGAACAGGCTGCTTACGAGAAGGCCATACAGGAACAGAAAGATGAGGCCAAGAAAATAAAGTCAGGGTACACTCAAATCAATGTTCCAGGATATGGAACTGTTGGAGGCACTGCTGATCAGATATCTGAGCTTTCAAATAAGATTCCTCAGCTCAAGCAATTTCTTGAGCAGAAGCCTTCTGAAGAGCCCCCGTATGAAGTTACATATTCAACGGATTCTCTGACTGGTCAGATGCAACCTACTGTTCGTTTCAAGAAACCAGTTCCTATTGCTGAACAACAAAAGATTCTTCAACAATTGTTTTCAAATCAAGGACAAGGATTCGGTGCGCCTCCGCCCGCTGGAGCAACTAAAAAGCCTGAAGAAGAGAAATCGACTGACATTCCGGGGTTTAAAGTCAGAATGAAATAATATGCCTATCTACGAAGTCACTCAGGATGCCACTGGAGTAACTCTTGAGCTGGAAGGCGACAGGCCCCCGACAAAGGAAGATGTCGAGCGGGCCTTCGTTTTTGCTGGCAAACAGAAATATCCAGATGCACCAGTTCTCCAGGCTCCTCCTAGCTTGTACGAGCAGGCCAAGTCTGTGGCCCCTTCATTGGCTCGTCTTGTCGCTCCGTTGGCGTTTGGTGGTCCAACCCCCCAAGATGTCGCAACCGCTGGAAGAGTTCTCCAGCAAGTCACTGGTGGAGAACCAAAGCAGGGAATGCTCGAAGGCGCATCCCGTATCGACAAGGAAGGCATCATGGCCCTCTTGTCTGCTTCTCCTGAGAAACGCGAACTGGGAGCGTCTCTAGGTGCAAAAGCCGCTGACATTGCGAGAATCGTTACTCCTGGTCTTCGATCAATTCCGCAGTCAGTGACTCGTCCGGCAGGAGAAGTAGCAGGCCAAGTTGCTGCTGATCTTCTTTCCCCGATGAATCTGATGACGATGGGGATTGCGGGTGCTGCTAAAGAAGCCACTCAAATTCCTAGATCGGTTGCAGCCGCCACTGAAGCGTTTGCAGAATCTACCGCTCCATCCGCCGCTCGCGCCGCACAGATTGCGGATTTGACTCGTGCGTCAGAAGCGGCTCGTGCAACTGAACAAGTTGGAAAAGCCATTCCTGCTGTCTTAGCTCCCGAGGTTACCAGAGGAGCCGCCGAGTCAACTGGTGTTGCGTTGCAGACCATTGCTGATCCAGAAGCTACTCCAGAGCAGAAACTCAAAGCTTCGTTTGAGGCTGCTATCGGAACACTGTTTGCTGCTGGTCTTGGAGCGCAAGTTGGAAAGTCTTTCGGACTGAAAAGCAAAGGCGTTACTCAAGCCGATGTGCTTGATAACCTTGCTTCTCGAAAACAGACCGTTGGAGAAGCCATCAATCAGGTGGGCGGACTCATCGATCAGATGGATCGAATCGTTCCGGTTCAAGATTTTAAGACGCAGTTCCGCGAGTTGATCTCCGGAATGAATCCGGATGAACCGTTCATCTATCAACCAGAAGTGATTGGAGAAGGCACTCGTGCTGCGGCTGAAGGTGGAATGCTTCCCCTGCGTGAAGTAGAAGCTGCTGTTCAAGAGGGGACTCCGCTTAGGTCAACTGAGGATATCCTCGCTCAACGACTCCGATTGCGCGACGAGCGAATCGCTGCTGAACAGGAAACTGCTTCTCGCACATCCACCGCTCTTGAAACTGTTGATGAGAAGCTAAATCGCGCACTTGCTTCCCGTGATAAACGACTTGCCGCTGAAGCTGTTGCAGACGCTTTGGAGTCTGGTGCTGTTCGCGGAGAACCGGCTAAGGTTACAAAGAAAAGCATTGAGAAGGCAATTGGTATTGGCCGTAAAGAGGTTGGATTACCTGTTGCTGAACGCACAATTTTTAACGAAGTCTGGCAGAAATCTTTGGAAGAAACCCAAGGTAAGTTCCGGCAAAAGGCCGAGGGCGTTGCAGAAAAACTCGAAGGTCTTCGTACTAATGTAGAACCTGGGCTTGGTATGAATCCGTTCCCACAGCTTATGGGTTCAGCTTGGAATGGGGCATTGACTGTAGCTCAAGAAATTATCCGCGCTGGAGGATCTATTGCTGACGCCGCTGCTGCTGGATTACGTTACGCTCAACAGAACTTTAAAGAGAATTTTGATGAGGCTGAGTTTGCAAACCAACTCACGCGAACAATCCAACGACCATCACAAATTCAAGCTCCTCCGAAAATGGAACCTCGCGCATTTGCTGAGCGCGTTGCCGCCTCCCCAAGTGTTCCTCCGGTTATTCGTGAATCGGTAGCGAAATCGCCCCGTGCTTCATATCTTCCGCAGAATGTTGAACAAGTGGTCGATCAAGTATCGGTTGCAACCCCTGAACAGCTTAATGCTGATCTTGGAAATGCTAAGTCCAATACCCGCGTTGCTTCGGGAATGGAACTGTTCAACCGGTTGATCAATGAAGGTCGCACCAAAGAAGCTGCGGATCTATCGCTTACCTTGGCTGAAAGCGGAACCACTTGGGGTCAGCTCATCAACCAATTCAAGCTACTGAAGTCAGCATCTCGCGAAGGAGTGGTTCAGTTGGTCACGAAATCGATGGCTGAACGTGGAAGGATGATCACTCCTGAGCAGGCCACTAAACTGGGGAATTCAATAGATCAGTATCGCGGTGCTGTTGATGCCGTTAAACGCGCTGAGATCCTGATGACAGATGCAGCTAACAAAGGAGATGTCCGTGGAGAAAGAATTGCGTCTGGTCTCGCAGACATGGCCGATGCTCTTCGATCTGAAGCTGATGTTGTGTTAAATGAGCAGATTGCTCGCATAAACCCATCTACTGCAACAGACCTGTTTTTGTCGATGGTTCAAGGATCTGTGATGGGTCCGATCTCCATTATTCGCAACGTGCTTGGAAACACTATCAACGCCCCATTGAGAGAGTTAGCAGACCTTACTGCGATGGGAATTGATTCCGCGTTGTCTGGAGGAAAGAACAACTCATACGACATCCGATCACGAACACTTAAGCGTATCGAGGCGTTTGGAAAATCGCTTCCAACAGCAAAGCGTATCATGCTTAAGGGTTCAGAAGGAAATCCTTATGAGCTTGGAACAAGCATTGGAAATCCACTTAATTTTCAGAGGGCATGGAGAAACTTGTTTGAAGCCATGTCTGGCGAGTACAAGGAAACACCAGTTATTCGCAACCTAGTCGAAGCAACGGTAGGCGTCATTCCAGACGTCATGCTTAGGATGACTCAAGCGACCGATGTTCCTTTCCGTCAGGCTGAACGCGCCCGTGTAATTTCAGAGATTGGTCGCCAGCGGGGTTTATCGGAAGGGCAAATCCGTGTGGCTACTCGTAACCCTAAGTTAATGCTCATTTCCGATGAGGCTCAAGCTGCTGGCCAACGTGGATTCACCGCCGAAGATCTTGGTCAAATTGAGTTCGAAGCCGCCCGTTCAATCTTCCAGCAAGACAATGTTGCGACTCAGGGCGTTGCAGGAATCAATCAATTCATAAGAGAAAAAACCCCTCTCTATATCCCGTATCGGTTGATCTCGTTGTTCCAGAAAACACCGATCAATGTTGCCGCTGAAATCCTCCAGTTCACCCCTGCTGGTGTACTTCGGAATTGGTCAAAGATGACTCCCAAAGAGCGCAATACGGCGACCGCTCGATTGATCGTAGGAACCACGGTTGCAGGAGCCTACTATTACCTTTACGACAAGGGTGTGATTACACCGAATTTGGATACTCCAGGGGAGACCAACAAGGCTCGCGAGTTGGCCAAAGCTGGTGGCGTGATGCCTCCAGGCACGATCAACACCAGCGCACTTCGACGGTTAGTTAAAGGAGAAGACCCATCGTTCCGGCCCGGTGATAGCGTGAAAGATCTGTCAGCACTTGGAACAAGCGGAGCCATCGGGTTAATGGTGGGAACAACCCGTCGAATCCAAGAGCGGTCCAAGACGAGTGATCCCGATTTTCTATCGCTTGGAAAAGGTGCAGCTCTTTCTGGAATCAACTTCATCATGGAGCAGCAGTTCCTTAAAGGAACCAGCGACTTCATCAAGCTGATGTCCGAAGAGTCATCGAATTCACTGGATCGATTTGTGAAAAACCTTTCGATTACCGCAGCATCACCTCTTGCTCCCAATATCCTCGGTGCAGCTCGCCGTGCTGAGCGTGAATACCTGCCTTCAATTGGCGGCGAAGGGTTCATAAAGGATTCGATTAACGAGCTAAACCAGCGGTACGCCGCCCTTGGGTTGGCCATCCCTGGTGTAAAGGATCCAAACTCCATGCCGGTGCGCCGAGATTTGTGGGGAGATGCTGTTGAGCAGACGCCAAAGGGCGAGAATCCTTGGACCTACAATTTCTTCGATGCGTGGAAAAGTCGGTCCATTGAGGCTGATCCTCTCAACGCCTCGATCTACCGCCTCTGGCGCAAGACGGCGGACAACAACGCGATTCCATCGGTTCCAAACCCTTCGCTGACTTTTCATAACAAAACTTTTGAGCGGATGAATCCGGAGCAATATGACCGGTATTCTCAACTCGTTGGTTTTTACCGGAGAGGGCTTTCTGAGCGGGTCTTTACTAGCGGCCAGTACCAGCAAGGAACCGATGAAATCAAACTGAAATTGCTGCGATCCGCCTACGAGAAAGGTGGGGAAATCGGCAAGTACCGTTTCCTCAAGGAACTGCGAGAATCCGGCCAAACCCTCACGCCAGTCGCCGCTCGCCGGGGCTTCCAACAACCCCCCGAGTAAACTTTCCGAAAGAAAACTCTCGACAGTTTGCAACACGCTGCTACTTTGGCTTGCGTGAGCGTAAAACTTCTAACCGTCCAAGAGATTGCTTCGGCTCTCGGGACTCATCCCGAGACGGTGCGTCGGTGGATCCGGTCAGGAAAGCTTCCAGCCATGAAGGCGACGAAGAGAACCATCCGTGTCCGCTCCGATGTAATCGAGGAACTCCTCAGACAAAACCCACAATGAACAACTCAATCGCAACGACAACGTCCCCCTCGGATAACTCCGAGATGTACAGCAAAATACAGGATCCAATCTCAGCCATCGAAAAGATGGGCGAGTGGATCGCAGCCAGCGGAATGCTGGGCTGCACCAAGGTCGAACAAGGTAAGCTTATCGCGTGGCAATGCGCCGCCGAGAAGAAGACCCCCTTCGACTTCAAACGTGAGTATCACATCATCAACGGATCCTTGAGCATGCGCTCAGACGCCATGCTTGCCGGGTACCGTGCCCGCGGAGGTAAGATCCTCTGGAAGCAATTCGACTCCCGCGCCGCCATCGCCCTCTGGACCTACGACGGCAATGCTTGCGAGATCTCCTTCACCACCGAGGACGCTAAGATGGCCGGCTTACTGCCCGCCAAGCCGGGGTCTGGATGGGCCAAGGATCCATCCGCAATGCTCCGCGCTCGTTGTATATCCAAAGCGGTTCGCATGCTCGCCCCAGAGGTTGTGGCCGGCATCTACACACCGGAGGAGACCGAGGAGTTTACCCCCGCTCTCACCGAGGTATCGGTAGCTCCCACCAAGAGCTTCGACATCACCGCCAAGCTTGAAGCCCTGTTCGAGGACCGCGAGCAAGAGGTTAACGCTCTGCTTCTCAAAGCCGGTCGCATTCAGGATGGTCAGACCTTCCGCGATCTCCCCGATGCGGTCGCTTCCAAGTACATCTCCAAGCCGGACCTCATCCTCAGCAAGCTCGCCGTCATCGTCACCCCTGAGATCGCCACCACGGAGGTTTCCAATGGTTGATATCATGTACGACATGCCCGCCGCGGATTACCACGAGGCGAAGGCACTCTCGAAGTCTGGTCTCGATCAGTTCCGTAAGTCCCCCGCGCACTTCCGCTCTTGGCAGGATGGAAAGACCCGCAACGAATCCAGTCCCGCGCTGGAGTTCGGTACCGCTGCCCATTGCGCCGTCCTAGAGCCGGAACGCTTTATTCTGACCTACAGGATGTTCACTGGTGATCGTCGCACCAAGCAGGGCAAGGAAGACTACCAACTGATCATCGACAACGGACAGATCCCGCTGCCTCAAGATCAGTGGAACAACCTCACCGGAGCAGCCGATGCGGTTCACGCTCATCCTGCTGCCGCTGGCCTACTGGATGGAATCAAGACCGAGGTCTCCTACTTCGCCGAGTGGTCCGGCATCGAGGTCAAAGCCCGTATCGATGGGATCGGCAAGGATTACATCATCGACCTCAAGACCACCCAGGACGCCTCACCCGCGGCCTTTGCCAAGTCTTGCGCTCAGTTCCGCTACCATGTTCAAGCCGCTTGGTATCAGCGCATCACCGGCATCAACCGGTTCATCTTCATCGCAGTCGAGAAGGAAGCACCCTACGGAGTCTGCTGCTACGAACTCGACCAGCAGGCCATCGATCTTGGTAACTCCATTATCGACGAGCAGCTCCGCACGTTTATCGAATGCCAGGAACTCAACTCTTGGCCTTGTTACCCTTCCACCACCCAAACACTCTCGCTGCCCGCGTGGGCGGCTCGTCAGTCCGAATAACAAACATCAACCAACGCACAATAATATGACATTCAAAGTAGATAGAGCATCCGCAGAAGTTAAGCCGTTCGCCGCTCCCGGCGAATACACCGTCACCGTCAACTCCTGCAAGGACGATGGACTCGACAAGTCTGGCAACGCCGTCGCAACCCTCCGTTACAAGGGGCCAGCGGGCGAAGTCATCAGCGACCGCTTCGTTCTCAAGGACACCATGATGTGGCGGCTCCAAGCCCTCATCAGTGCCACCGAAGCTAACATCGCTGATGGAGATGAGTTCGATTTTAGCATTGGAGGGGCTTTCCTCCGATTCCTTCAGGGATTCGTTGGTCTGTCCCTCGTGATCGTAATCGAGGAGGAGAAGTACACCGACAAGCACGGGGCCGAACAAACGACCTTCCGAGTGCGCCGCATGAAGAAGGTGCCCGCTGATCTCGACGCCATCTAATATCTAAACGAAAGCCCCCGGGAGGTGCAGCTCCCGGGGGTGATCGAGTCCCAAACAAACATAGTCGCAACGAACGCTATGCAGACCAAAGATCATCCCGAAACCAATTCGACGCAAGCATTTCTGCTTCGTCCCTACCAGCAACGAGCCGTCGAGTGGGCTAAGTCTGGAGCCGATGGACTCATCATCGCTCCTGCTGGATGCGGCAAGACCGTCATCGCCTCCTCCATTATCAAGCACTTTGCTCGATGGCCCGAGTGGACCTTCGGATGGCTTGCTCCTACCCGTGAGACCTGTCAGCAGGCAATCGATTCGCTCATAGCAGTAGGAGTCGATCCT